CTCGCCTTCTGGCGGGCCAGATTCCGGGGTTTTGCTTGACCCCGGATTCCCCGGAGGTCCCAGGAAGATGTTAACCATTGTTTCTGAGTCCGGGGAGGTTCTGCACGGTATGGTCACTAGCTCCGTTCGTAGCGCCATCACTCGCAACATTGCGAGGCAGAAGAGGGAGTATTCTAAGGCTAGAGAGGCCTGGATCCAGAGGGTAATCAAAGCCCATCTGACCCTGGCCATTCTCATGTCTGTTCTCTCTCTTGGAGCATCCACTAACTTTGTTAGGATTGCTCCAACCCTACACCAGTCCACTGACTGGTTTTCAGACCTTGAGATTCCTCTCAAGATCGCCGGGAATTCCACCATGGATTTTGACCCAAAGCTCGTGATCTCCGTCGACGACTTTCGTTGGCGAGAGCGAGCTAGGGCAGACAAGGTTCACACGTGGAGAAAGAGCAAGTCCACGGAATTCCCCTTCCACAAGTCTTTTCCGAACCCAGAAATCAACCTTCCCAAGGATGAGTTTTCCAATCAAACGAATACGGATTGGAGCACTCACCTTGATAGGTGGCTTTACACCTTTAACAGGTGGATTTGGCTGCAGCAGAAGGAGATGGTTCAGGTTACCTGGTGGACAGCGCTCAAAGTCGTTTGGGGTGCTTTGAAGGCTACGCCATCTTTGATAGCGTTTGTCTTTTCTTTGGCCTTTTACGATCTCCCGGTTTTGGTTTGGCAACAGCAAAACTCGGTGATTTTCGTTTTCAACCTGGTCGTCATTACAGCTCTGCTTTATTTCACTTATGTGGTGGTATGCACGGTTGTGGTGGGTACTGCTAGGCTTTTCGGAAGTACTAAGAGGTTTTCGAATAACGTCGGAATTACTATGCGCGAGCTCCCTTGGATGGCGTATAACCTTATGGTGTTTTGGCGCCCTCCAGTTGAGATTAATGGATGCGAAGATCCGCTTACCGCGAAATATGAACAAGTTGACGGCAAGAAAGTCGTTAGTGTTTATCTTCGCGGAAGGAAGATTCACACCTTAAACGATCCAGACAATGGAACGTCCCGCAAGGAGATGGCATTTCCATCCAACCCAGCGAAAAAGATTGAGAAGGTCAATAACGACATTCTTAGGACTCAGGTTATGTTTTATTTCAATGATAAGACCACTAACCACTATTCCTTCGTCGGGCAAGGTACAATCGTAAAGATTACCGACCTTCATGGAAAGGAGAGGCTGTACGTTGTTACGGCTACACACGTATACGTGTGCGCATCTCATTTCTCGGCCGCTAACAGTCACGGAAGTGCAGGTCAGAGGTTTGTGGAAGTTCCAGAGGCCAGGATCAAGGCACCCTGTCAAAAGGATTCAGACTTGGATTTCTGTTGTTTTGAGATTGATCAAAGCAAGATGTCGAAGGCCGCATGCCCTACTTACCCTACTCTGGTCCCAGCCGTTTCTTGCTCTAGGACTTCTAGTAGTTGGCTCGTGTCTAACGACGTTCTCGAGTCGGTCGGCTATGGGCAGCCAGATGGCGACGGACTTGGCTTTTACAGGTCTACCGGAAAGGCCACAACAAGGCCCACGGATAATCCTTACGTGTTTGGGCATGTTTTGTCCACTAAGCACGGGTGGAGTGGATGCGGCCTCTTTCGGAGGGCGACCAATGGAAAGCTTCACTTGGCCGGAATTCACACCGGCAGGATCCGAGACGAAAATGCGTTTATCCTTATGGAAGAAATGCATGAGATGTTGGAGGATGATAATTTCTTTGACGTGCTTAGCGCCAAAGTAAACGAAACCCCCACTCGCCACAATCGTTTGTTCGACGAGGGTGGCCGTCAAGGAGCTGCAGCCAAAGACCGACGGTTCGACAAGGCATCATACGCCGCTGGTACCGGAGACTATTCCGGGTTTGCGTCTAACAAGAACGCGGCGCCCGGCGCTGTTCCTCTTCGTATCAGTGCGGATGAGGAGCGTGGTCTTGACGAAATTTCCGAAAAGGAGGAAGAGGCTAAGAGAAAGAAGAAAGTTCTCGATCTTAAGCAGCTTCTTAAGGAAATCTGCTCGGATTCTCCTTCGGATTTTCAGAGCCCCGCCGAAAAACCGCCGACGGGGCAGGCTGCGGTGGAAAAGAAGCCCAATATTTCGACTCTAGAGCGAGCTATCAGCTCTTCCCAACTCCGAAAACAATCGGAGAGTTCGTCGAATATTCAGGACCAGGGGCCGACACAGTCCAAGTCCTTGGCACCTGTGCCAGAAAGCTCGACGGAGCCGGAAAGCACCCGAAAGGGGACCCAAGAGTCCGCGAACTCTTCCAAGGCCTCTTCCCGGAAGTCGAAGAAAAGTACTTCTACCCAGAATGCTCCCAAGAAGCAATCCTCACCAGCATCATCGAATACCACTCAGGAAAATACACCGGAGTCAGGTTTCCAGCTGGCGAAGGCAACAGGGCGAGAGAGACTTTTACAAGATACTACAAGCAAGCTGGCTTCACTTGGAGGTTTCCCTTCACTACAGACTTGGGCCGAGTCGGCGTCAAAGAAGTCTTTGAAAGAAATTGGAGCGATATTGTCAAAAGTGTCAACCCAAAGTCCACCCCAGGATATCCCTACCGGCTCATCTTCCCAGACAACGACCGAATGCTCGCAGCAGCAGAAGGAGACGTCAAGGATCAGGTTTGGGAACGTCTCGAAAAGATCCTATTCGCCCGTGCTGAGGACGAGATTTTCCGGTCCTGCTCTGCGGTTCGGACGCGGTGGCTTGAGGGGTCGCTAAGAGACCCTGTGCGCCTCTTCGCGAAGAAGCAGGCGCAAAAGGTGGAGAAGAAACTCCCCAGGCTTATAGCCAGCGTTTCGGTTGTGGATCAAATCGTAACTCGATTTTTCTTTATGAACTACGCCGAAGCTGAGAGCGATTTTTATCCGCTCTTGCCCACTAAGAAGGGCATCGGATTCAACAGAGAACACGCGCAAAAGATTGGGAAGAGTGTCGAAAAGATTTCCGACATTTTCGACGAAAATCCCATAGCGTCCGATGTTAGTGGATGGGAAAAGAACTTTTCCCAGGAACTGGCTGATTTGCACGCGGATCACATGATTGACACGTGCGAGAACGCAGACAGCTGCGGTTCACTCCTCGTTAACGCGTGCGAGTGGTGGAGCAAGTCCTTGCTCACAACACCCTACGTGCTGGATTCTGGAGAAATCATTAATTTTGATGATCTCCGGGTTCAGAGAAGTGGGGACTACCTAACCACCTCTTCAAATGGTGTGGGTAGGGGAATTTGCGCCGAGTATGTCGGCTCCTATGGAATGGAAATGGGAGACGATTGCTTGGAGTGGCCTGTTTTTGACTCTGAAGGCCAGCGAATTTCCACGGAAGAGCTTATTCGGCGTTATGCCGAAATCGGCCTTCCAGTCCGGGACGTTGAGTCCCAGTCCAAGGACGACTTTGTATTTTGTTCTCATCGTTTTAAGCGGCAGGACGACGGGAGTTGGCATTGTTGGTTGGACTCGTGGCAGCGTATGCTGTATGAGGCTTCTTTTTCGAAGTTTTGTGACGAGTCAACTGTAGCTAACTACTTAAGCGAAGTCGAAGACATGCCTCCTTCATCGGAGAAGTCTAAGATTTTGTTTTTCCTGGGCACCCGCGAGATGTTGCTCAGGCCCGTCGCTGAGCATGACAAAAACAAAGAAGAAGGTGAGCATTCCGGCCTTAAAACGGAGTGCGTCGGCACCAGCCAAGGAAAAGACGCTGCTCAACAAGCTTGATCAAGCTTTGCAGCGAGTGCCTAAAGGCACTTTTTCCAAGGTAGGCGGAAACCTTGGGTCCACTTTTGGACCCATAGGAGCCAAGATTGGTAAGATGGCTGGAAAAGGTCTTTCGGCTATCACTGGGTATGGAGATTACACTGTTTCTAGCAACACTCTCTCTACCGTCTCCACCTCTGTGGACATGGTCCCTCAGTTTGTGCGCAATGAACACAGCGTTCGCGTCAAGCACCGTGAGTTCATTCGTGACCTTCTTGTTCCCTCGAACCCCGCTGAATTTAACCTCAAGGACGAGGTTATTAATCCTGCGAACAGGAATCTTTTCCCTTGGCTATGTCAAATGGCTAAGCAGTATTCGCAGTACAAGATTCACGGTATGGTCTTCACCTACAAGTCCATGAGCAGCGATTATGCTGCTTCGGGTCCGCTGGGCACAGTGTTTATGGCCACGAACTACAACGCCCTCGACCGCGCATTTACAAGCAAGGTTGAGTTGGAAAACTCTGAGTTCGCTGTTTCTACCAAACCATCTCAGAGTCTTATCCACGCGATTGAGTGTGACCCCAAAGTGTCTGGCTTTGACATATTGTATGTTAGGGACCCTTCGTATGACACTACTGGGGAGTGCAGTGACCGAAGGTTTTACGACTACGGGAAATTTCAGGTGGGAACTCAAGGGTTGCCTGGT